AATCGTCGCCCCATGAGCCGCTGTCTGGAAAGTATTAGTGTCGTTATGCCATAATTCACACGCCCCGTCATTAATAAACCTTGCCATATGTTCACTTCCATCACCCTTTTGGAAGTAGAAACTGTCAGCTCTGAGAACATAAGAACCTGTAGTATTATAAAGTCTACCGACAGAACCATCGTGATAAAATTGCATATCATCGTCAGCACCAAATGTTAACCTTCCTGAATCATGCTTAATTTGTAAATATTGACCACCGGGGATACTAACGCCAGAAGCAGTTGTTTCTAAACGTAAGGTATCAGCATAGAAAAGTTCTACACCAGCTTCATTTTTAGCTCTTAAATATGTGACATCATCATCTCTATTCTTAAGTAAAATACCACTGCTATCACTATCACCAGAAAGTATTCTTAGAAAACCTGTATCATTAACGTTTTTTATAACTGCTGAACTATCTGAAGCTTGATGATAAATTTCAAAATCATTCCCAGCACCCATCTTTATTTTGTGATCATCAGCAGAATTTAAAAGTAAGTCTCCTACTATTAAAGTGCCTGCGGTGTCTGTCTGTAGCTTCTTTACGTTACTAAAGTAGAGTTCTGTTGATCCACCAGCATTACAAACTACACCATCATTACCATCATTTGGTTGGATATGAACCTTGTCTTTCCCTCTTAAAACAAGATCTGAATCTGTAGCAGTCGTTTCAACAATTAAATTCCCCGCACCTCCATGAGTTATCCGAGAGTGCCCACTTGTATGCTGAAGTTCTAAATCATTACCTGTACCAAAAACAAGCTTCTCATCATCTTGTAAATCAATTCGAGTTAATGCCATTAATCTGCCTCCTCTGGAACGTTACCTGCTGCTACCCATTCTAGGTATTCTTGATAGTCTGTGTTTTCTGGTTCAAATGGGATAGATAACCTATGATCTGAATAGATTTTGTTAACAACATTGACCTCTGAACTTAGAGGATCTTTGCATAATTTGTATTTAATAAAGGACATAATTAAAGCTCCGCACTGAAGGCTATTTTTGCTGATCCATTAGCAGTCCTTAATAGTCCTGAAGAACCTGCAGTGGAACTAACGCCACTATCTGCATAAATATCAGCAACTCTATTAGTAGAATTTCCAGCTAGTGTAAATGCGTCAAATGAATCAGATGCGTTATTAGCAAATACTTTGAAATAATTAGTTCCTGTTGAGAAATCTGCTGTTGGAGTGGTTCTCATTTCTGGACTTAATCGAACCGCTAAATGCAATGAAGTGGCACTATAAACAGTAGAACTACCAAAAGTTTTTTCACTGCCTCCTGAATCACCTTCTATTAGAACTTGATAATATCTTTGGCATCTCCTAAGATCATCTTCGTAGCTCAAGTGTTCAAAATCCGTCGCATGGTCTGAAACCTCCAATTGAACGCCTGTCAGTTCAAACTGTGCATCATTAGTCGTGTAGTAAGTACTAGTCATATCTGGAACTCTTGCTGAACTATCAAAAGCAGCCCAAGTATTTAATGCTTTACCAGAAGCAGTCTTATTTGTACCTCTGAATAAAACCCATTCAATATAAAACCCTTGGCCCGTATTATCATCAACTGTTATATTAGAATTTCCGGGTATTTTTACTGTTACATGTTTCCACGTACCAGCAGTTAGAGAACCTGTTTCAAATATATAACTTTGAGATGTACCATCTTCACTTGTAAAATGTCCATAGAAATTTTGAGCTACAGAATGAGATTTACACCAAAAAGATAAAGTGATATAACTAGAGCTAGATGTATAATCCCATCCAGAACGAGCTATATCTTGAGCCTCTATTTTGTATTGGATAACAATTCTATCATCAGCTCCAGCACCACCAGTTTGGTTGCCATTAGTAATTCTTAAAGCATTTCTAAATCCTTTTTCCCAAGGACCAGGATCATTTGAAGTTACACCAGCTTGCGATGTAGTAGGGCTCTCATCATTTCCTGCTATCGATGTAGTGAATCGGTCAACAGCTACAATTCCATCTGATGTTGATGAGGTTCCTCTTTGTGCCACGTTACATGAGCCATTGACTATTAAATTGTGACTACGTCTATTAGTAATTTTTGCCGTACACGTTCCATCAGTAGAATGAACAGTTATCGCATCACTTGATGCTGCTGTACCTCTAACTGCATTTACTTTTAATGTACTCATTAGGTATCTCCTATACGTTTAAATATTGCACCTGTTATTAAACAGGTCGTATGTCCTCTAAACACAGCACCTTGTTCATTATTTGTTCCCAATCTTACTTTAACATTTGAAACATCAGTTACATCAAGCATACATTGACAGAAAGATCCGCCATAAACATCATTACTACCATCAGTAGTGATATGGCTAAAAGAATTAGTTATTGTACTCCAATTTGAGCCATTATCATTTGTTCTATCAACCCAAATTTGTGTATGAGAATTGTCTACAGTGTCATATGCAGCAGCTTGAAAACATATTTCCCAGTAACCGGTTGTTGGAAATGACATAACAGTTCCACTTCTTGTCATAGCCGCACCGAAAGAAGCCATAGTTGTATTACGATCAAAATCTCCATCAAGGAAATTAGTACCACTCCAGTTTTTATTTGCTCCTAAATTCCAAGTATCATAATGAGTAGGGAAATATGTATCTGTAGATAAAGTAACCCAACTTAAATTTCCTGAACCATCTGTCTGTAAAACTTGACCACTCGTCCCTACGGTTGATGGAAGCTTCAGTTCTAAATTAGAAGCAGGATTACTTGCAGGAGCTGCGATGCTCATGCTATTTCCTGATGCGTGAGTGAACTTTACTTTGCTCATGGCTTAGGATATTTATCTTTAGTGGTTTTAATGGTGGCCTTCCAAGCATCAATACCATTATGGTAGATGTCGTCAAGCTGATCGACCACAGAGGGATATTCGGCTGCTCTATCTCTTTTATATTTATCTGCTGCATATGCTGCATCTAACTCTGCTCTAGCAGTATCAATTTTTGATTGTTCAAGGATGATTTTATTCCCATCTTTATCTCTAGCGCCAATATCACCATCAACTGATGATGCTTCAGGATAAGCTCTAAAAATAGCGTCGAAATCATACTTCATACTGCTATCTCCATTAAGATTAAATTACCATCTCCTATTCGATCATCATTTGCCCCACTAGTCATGCTTTGACCTTGACCTAAATATGCTGTATTACCTTCAGCAGCCATCCTACCTTGATACGTATGAGTACCTGCTCCAGGTGTATCAAGTCTATTAATAACTAAATCGTCTGTTGCATGTGCTCCTGATCTAGTTTTATTTACAGAACTTCCTAACCAAGTAAAAGCACTAGAAGTTATTCGGTATAAAAAGAAATATGAATAATAATCTGTATCAGAATTAGAAACACTACCACTAAGCATTGCTAATACTTTATTGTTAGCATTAGTCATTGTAATATCTGCAGTCAAACCCCCAATATTGTCACCTAAAGGATGTGATCCATTGTGGTTTGTATTTGTAGTCCCAAATGAGGTTGCTTTTGTTACGACAATTACTTGAAGAATTGCACCTGCACCTCTTTTAGCTGCTGTTACTGCATTAGCAGCCAACATATCTGTATCGACAATCCCATCAGGTAGACCTCCAACAGAGATCCCCGTAATCGTTCCAGAACCGTTAACTCCAATAGGCATAGTTAAATAATACTCCAGGTAGCACCAGATGGAACCGTTACAGTTACACCACTTGCAACTGTAGGGTCCACACTCATTGCATTGTAATTGGCAGTAAGCGTAACGGAAGTTGAAATTGTTTGAGCTGTCTGAACTATCCCACTTGCAGCATGTAATTCTCCGCTACAAGTAACATTGCCTGTAAGTGTTGACGTTCCATCAACGGTTGCGTTCCCTTCTACAGTGACATTCTGAGAATTATCAAGAGTAATATTGTCAGCCGATCCACCTGTATGACGAATCGTATTTGTGATTAATTTACTCATGGTTATCCGGTTATATAAGTCAAAGAAACAATCATCTCATCATTTACTGCAACATCATCGCTTCCCAAAGAATCCCAATCTCCATTTTGTTGACATTTATAGAAATAAAGATTCGTGTTAGTAGAAAGATAGCTAGTAAAATTACCTGAAGAATATGTATTCATTTCTTTATGCATAACTGTTCCTACAGAAGTGTTATAGCCATTAGTGGGATTACCAGCAGGTGTGAATGGGACAGTTCCATGAACTGTTGTGCCATTGTTTGTAGTTGTGGCACATTTAAATCTACCAGTTACATACACTAAATTACCTACTTTTCTATATACCCAGTCATTGTAATTATTAGTATTAGTTACACCTCCCCAGCTTGGATTAAAAGTTCCCTCTTCATAATCGTCGAATCTTGTACTGTCACCACCTACACCATTATTATTTGAACTTTCAAAACTAATACCCTTACCATTAGTCCCTACAAATATATCTCCACTAACCGTTATTCCATCAGCCGTAGTTGTCAATTTTGCTGAATCATTATGTCTAAGTTCACACGCACCATCAGCAATAAATTTAGCCAAGACCTCGCTACCATCTGCCTTTTCACAACGAACTTCTGATGCTCTTAAATTGATTCTTCCATTACCTGAGTAGATATAATTTTGATCAGATAAATGGTATATCTCCATATCTCCACCAGTCCCAACTATTAACTTCTTATCGTCATTCAAATACATCTGCCCAGAAGGCTTCAAATTTCCACTTGTATCTAATAAGTCAACATCACTTCCTGATGAAGATGGTCCTTTGATTGATATCGATCCTCCGCCTGAAGCAGCGGGTAATTTTAGTTCACTCATGATTATGCAATGTATGTGAAACTACCATTCATATAAAAGCTAGCGTTCTGGAACTCAGATACGCTCTTTGCTATCCATGCGCCATCGTTTACTTGTTGTATCCCTACCATAGTCCCTCCTGATGAGATCTCGAAACCATCTTTTCTTGTTTCATCAAAGACTCCTTCATGCGTTAAGAAATTACCAAAGATACTATATGGTTCGGGTGATACTCCGCCAGCACTAGGCGTAAAAGGTAATTGATCAATTCTAACCGTACCTGATGAACTATTATCTAGATCTGTGTTACTAAAGCGGAGAACACAAAAAACCATTCTTCCAATTTTAGTGTAATGACCTACACCAGTAACATTATAAGTACTTATATTTGATCCTCCTAATCTAGGAGTCCATGTACCTTCTTCATAGTCGTCACATTCATTCGCAGCGTTATTACCACCTAGTCTGATACCGCCAGTTATGTTGATCCCCGTACTGGTAGTAATCATTTTTATATTACCACCATACCTAAGACTTACTTCACCAGTGGTTCCATCAAATACTGCTGCTGATTCACCATTTCTAGGTTCTATATAAATTTTACCTGTAGCAGAAGCAGAAGTATTTTTCAGTACAGTATGTTGGTCAGCAGTTGCTGCTGCTATATAATTGACATTACTAGTATGGTAGATCTGTAGATCATCTCCAGCACCGAAAATTTGTTTGTCGTTATCTTCAAGCTCTAATCCTGTACTGCCATTAATAGTTACTGCCATAATTAAACAATAGTGAGTGATCTATTCGCAGGAATAGTGACAGATACGCCACTAGCTACTGTCATTGGACCTGGGAAGACAGCATTGTTATTTGCCCCAATAGTCCAGTTAGCACTAACTGTAGCAGGAGATTCAAAACCTTGGGCCTGCACCGCAAGTGTTGTTGTTTGATTGCCTGTAACAGCTAAAGTCGATCCATCAAAAGTTAAGTTGGCTTCTCCCTGAATAGCATTTGCACCAGTAACAGTTGTAATTGTGTTATTGGTTGAACCTGTTAAAGCAGCACCTGATGAAGGAATATCAGCCCACTCAGGATCATTAGCACCAATCTTTAAGAACTGACCACTTGTTCCCTTTGCAAGTCTTGCATCAGCACTTGCTCCTCTATAAATAATATCGCCTCTTGTCGTTGTAGGACTTGCTTGTGCTGTTGCTGCCCACTTAAATCCACTACTTGCAGAAGAATCAGCAGTCAACACATAGTCATTTGTTGGTGCGTTTGCATCTAATTTCGCCTCTGTAACTGTCTCGTCGCTAGGCGTTCCAATACCTGCGTTCTTCTGATAAATAATAAAGTCAGGGGCTGCTGCGATATTTGAACCAAACTTTATTGTTGACCCTGAAATTGCAAAGCCTGTTGTAGGAGTCGATGTGCCTGTATTAGGCCGTTGAATTACACCTCCATAACTGACAAGTAAAGCATTAGCTGCTGTTGGACTGATTGCGCTTGTTGTCCCATCAGTTACCAGAGTAAAATCAGCAGCAGGATAAGAAGCTGCCCCATTATTCGCTGCATTTCTAAGAGCTAAATATTGAAAATCTGTATTAGTAGAGCCACCACCACCACCACCTGCAATAGCTCCCCAACCTGATCCCGTGTAACCTTCAAACTGTGAGGTCGTTGAGTTATAACGAAACATTCCCGTGTTTGCTGACCCTGGCCTTTGTGCAGTCGTACCCGCTGGAACATCAATACAACCTGTTCCACTCATCAAAATATCGCCACTAACTGTTAAGCCTGTAAGTGTTCCAACTGATGTTAAGGAGCTGGCTGTTACACCACTAGCAAGCGTATTTCCTGTAAGCGTTCCAGCAGCCGCCGTTACCGTAATTGCAGCAGAGCCATCAAAATCAACTCCATTAATTGCTCTCGCTGTTGCCAGTGCCGTTGCTGTTGCAGCATTTCCCGTACAAGATCCTGAACTGCCAGAAGCATTACCTGTTACGTTCCCAGTTAAAGCACCTGCAAACCCTGTAGCAGTAAGAACACCAGAAGAAGAATTAAAGGTTAAATTTGTTCCGCTTTTAGGAGGAAGATCTCCTGTTGCTCCTGTGACATATAGGACGTTGCAACTGGTGTCAGAAGATTCATCCGCAACCGTGACATTAGTGGAGGTTGTCGCTGTTGTTGCAGTTGCAGCATTTCCAGTACATGACCCTGATGATCCAGACGCATTTCCAGTGACGTTTCCTGTTAACGCACCAACAAATGAAGTTGCTGTTAATGCGCCTGTATTGGAGTTAAAAGTTAAAGTTGTTGCCGTCTTTGGTGGTAAAGATCCACTCGGTCCCGTAGTAAAGACAACTGAACAAGAAGTATCAGTAGATTCAGCAGCAACAGAAAGATTAGTTACAGCAGAAGCCGTTGCAGCATTACCTGTGTACTGCGTGGCAGATAGAACCTGAGTACCTGCAACTTTTAAGACTTTCCCTGATGCAAGATCAAGGTTTTCTGATGATGTCCATGAACTTGTAGTACTAACCCAATTAAAAGTCTTATCTGTATCACTACCTGCCTCTAAAGTTAAACCACCTCCATCAGCAGTTACATTTGTCGGTCCACCTGCTGCAAGAGTCGCAGCCGTAGCAGTACCTGTACCACCAAAATTCGTATCTAGTGTGACTTGAGTTGTGCTATCAACAGTAACAACCTTGACACCACTTCCTAACGTGACATTCTCTCCACCAGAAGAAAGACTAACAACAACACCAGGAGCAAGATTATCTGTAGTGCTTAACTCTGTAATTGTGGCAGCACCTGCCGCAATATTCCCTGTGAAACTTGCAGCAGCAACTTTGGCTAAATGAATATTGCGATCTTTTGTTGATATATCAACTGAATTAATTGTTGTTGTTGTACCTCCTACTTTTAACGAGCCATCAATAGTAACGAGTCCAGCAGAGCTAATTGTTAATCTTCCTTCTCCAGCCGTACTAAAAGTTAAAGTATCTCCACCACCTGAAATTCCTGAATTTTGATCAGAAAGAAAGGAGATAGATGGAGATGCCGCAGAGCCATCAGGCGCTTTACTTAATACATTTGCAAAAGTAATCTTCTTATTTTTATCTGCTGCTGCTGATTCACTGATGTCAATAATTGGCAGTACATCTGACGACGCTGGAGCCGTTAAAGCAGTAAATTCTGATATCTTGCGGTTTGCCATAATTTAGTACTTGATGACGTAATACATAGCTATGTTTTTTACCCTAACTTCAGTGCCACCTTGGTCTGATGCATTTGCACTAATTCCTGTCGTTGCATTTGACATATTATTCATCGTACCTGAATTATTACTACCTGTGGAATGTGGGCCACCATCATCATCATTTCCTCCACCATAATTATGATGCTTATGCCCAGGATCACTAATAGAGATTGTATGACTATGCTCTGCGTTTTGATCATTCTGGACTGAACCAATATTACGACCACTATCTATATTCCCTGCACTCCCACCACCAGAGTTCCAACCACGAATAAAATACCCCCTTAAATCTGGAACGTTGAAAGTGGAAGATCCGTTGCCACTGCCATATGTAGTTCCGCACTGCTGGAATAAATCAGCATAACTTGAACGACTAACCGCAGCTCCATTACATGCTAAATATCCAGTTGGTGTAGACGATCCAGCAACAGCAATAACGGCCCCAACTGGTGCGCCAGCTCCAAAAGGATCCCAATCAGTTCCGTTATATCCTTCAAATAACGTCAAACTCGTATTGAAACGAATAGCACCTGTAACAGCAGTTGGTCTTTGGGCAGTTGTTCCCGCTGGTAATTTCAATTTACCAGTACCACTCATGGTTAAGTCACCACCAGAGGTAACTGTTCCGCTGAAAGTAGGTGAGGCCGCTGTAGCTAAAGCTAAATTTGCTGCTGTTAAATCTCCTACCTCTAACCACGCATTATTAGCACCATTCCTAATCTTTAATTTATTTGTACTTGTATCTGCCCAGAGTTGATGAGCATAAACTGTACCAGGTGCAGATGATCCACTAGACAATGTGCCCAGTGCCATCAACTGGTCATTCATGTCTGAACGGAATGTGGCTCCGTTTGCATTTGCTACAACCAGATCGCCTTGAGGACTCATTTAAGTTGGCTCCTTACCAAATCCTGTGGCTGACCAAACGAATGGTCTGGCAACAGCACTACTACCATTCTTAAATGTTACCTGAAATCCTGTTCTTGTGATACTTGCTAATTCATAAAAGTCACCTGTTTGTTGACTTGTTGGGGTGATCGCAACATTAGGAGTTTGTCTAAAGGGATTTGTAAAACTAACTGTATAAGCAGAAGAACCTGTTGTGACAGGAGTAGATATTGATTCAACTCTTCCTTGTAAGTCTAAAAATGCACCTAATTCAAGAACAGAAATATTCTGGTTTGTATCTGTACTTGTCAACTCTGCCTTAAATCTAAATCCTCTTCCACGAACTAAAACATTACTAAATTCTTGGTAAGAAGTCCATGTCGCTCCACCACTGGCAGGATCATCTTCTGTTGTACTTACATGAGTTGAACAATTACATTTAGTCGCCTGAGATGCACCAGAACCAACAGAATCTATGTCACCCCATGAATCAACTAAAGTTGTTCTTGCATCCCATAAACTATTTAAAAAATAACTATTTGATTTGATGTTTCTCTGAAGATTGACATCATAAACTTGTGATAAATCAACAGTTGTATTAAAAGCATATTCTCCACTAGCTGCTGTTGCATTATTGGTAATAGTTAATTCCAATGCGTCTGTTGCAGAGTTGTAAACCGTATTTGTTTTTGATCCTTGAAAATTACCTGTATGTTCATCAACAGTAGAAACTCTTAAACGTTCTGTAGGAGCAACTGCTGTTGTAATAACTCTTGTATTATTCCAATCAGAATCAGAAGATCCTGGTGCAGGTGACTCTCTACCCCCATCATCTTGAAACTTTAATAAGTACGTGCCAGGAAGTAGCGGTACAAGTTTTTGTGTTTGAGATCCTGTTGCATTGGCAATAATCTGTTGACTGTTATGCCACTGCGCTCCTGTTGTTAATACTGAATGTCTTATTAAGACTGCTCCCCCAAGTAAAACGTCAAGTTCCGTGGCACGGGTCCAACTCAACATTGCACTTGACTGGTCAATCGGCAATAAAGAAACACCAGTGACATTAGCTGGCTCATCAGTTTTTCCTTTGGCAACAAAAGGATTCAAGGTAGCCGCTGTTGTTGACCTCAGACCAGAAGCACTCAAGCTATAAACTTCAATCTCATAGTTACCAGCAACAGTATCTAAAATCTCATAACCTTTACTCCCCTCAATTGTCCTTGTTATCCAATTGGTATTTCCTGTTTTGTACCGCCAACGTACAACAGCATTATCAGTAGGTTCTACTGTGACATTTTGACTCTTCAAGCCAGAAGTCCAGCTTAATATGATTTTTACTCTGGCAATACCTGTATTCTCATAAATGACTTCTTCAGCAACAAGATCAGTAGGCGCAGCAGGAGGTAAATTTAAATCAGTAATATCTCTCTGAACTAATGCAATATTATCTTCTATATGTGCATACTTACCAGAGTTATATTGAACAGCATTAATAACATAATTTGTTCTATCTTGTTCTTCTATATTTAAAACTCTCCATGTGGAAGTTTGAATACTCATTGTCTGGTAAACCCAAACACTATTTACATTAGGAGTCGTAGATAACGCAGAATTTAAGTTAAATACATTTCCGCCTAACCCTGTCACTGTCTTAGTTTCAATTGTATTATCTGGCATCAATACAGATAAAGTCGCTCCAGTTACATGCGTAATGCCTGAGATATCATCTGGAGTAATTATAGTTGTTGTCGCAGCTTTTATTCGGCCACCTCTTCTTACTCCACTTTTTACAGGATCAGCAACTTCAATGATTTGTCCTGGCCTAACTGTTACTCCAGCATCAATACTTGTAGAAAAAGTTATCAATTCTCTCTCTACATTTTCCATATAAAGCAACCATTTCGCCAGGCGATTTGCTTGTCCTCTAGAAGTACAGGCAAATGCATCAATGTTTTTAACAACTGTTCCATATCTTGCTTGGCTTGCTGTATCAATTACCTCTTCATAATTAATATCTCTTGTCTCTAAATCTAAATACTTAGCAACGCAAACAGTAGGACGTACTCTTTGACTTGTACTTGAATAAACAAATCCAGGCTCTAAAACATTTGCTAAAGTAAACAAATAACTTGCATCAGCAGGACTATCTTGAGTAAGAGTTAAACTTCCTGCACTGTAATAAGGCATTGACCTCATTACAGAGCATAATTGATTAATAACGTTATAAGCTTCTTGCCTGTTTTGAATACTTACATTGCAAGAAAAACGTGGCTCAGTGTTACCCGTATTTGTGCCGTCATCAATTAAATCACTGCAATATTTCGATGCTGAGTAAAAAGAAAACTTGTCTAAATCCGCTTCTACCAAATGATCTCCAGTTCCGTACCTAGAGGAAGTGAGTAAGTCAAATAAACACCAAGCAGGATCATTTGTGTATTGTGCTGCACCCAATGTTCCATTAAACGTGCCACTATAAGATAAACTTCCGTCAGATCTTACGGTAGCATTATGAGGAATTTTTACCTTAATTCCTTTTACTAAATATTTTCTAGATGGTATAGCTGTGAACTGTTCTGCATCAACTCGAAGGCCAATTAATGCGGTATTACTATAAGTTAACTTCTCATATTTAATTTCTGTATAAGTATTCCAACTAAAAGCATTTGTTAACTTTGAACTACCACTGTCATCTGTTAATCTTGTAACCCTTATATTGACTGGGAAATTTCCAGAAAGTTTAATTAGATAATCTCTTTGATATAAATCAGCCGTCCTACCAGATATTGTTCCATTATTTCCATCTACTACAGTTGAATAACTACCTCCTTGGTATTGAACTTCAATTTTTAATTCAATAGATGTTCCATAAATATCACCTTCATCTGTAACTCTTTGTAAAGCAGGAACAGAGATCGTTACCTTGACTGCATCAACATCACTATCAGTTATCTGAACAACCCCTGGAGTTGCTTTAACAATCGTAGTAAGACTTGTCGGTTTAGTTGCTTCTACATCAGTTGTTAAAGGGATATAAGTATGATTAGACGTTCCCGTTCTTACTTCGTAACTAACATCTTTAAAGTTATAACTACCATTTGAATCTTGAAGAGGAGTGTTATTTAAAAAGATTGATTTCGCTCCATCAACTAATCCATGAATTTCACCTTCTCCAATAAGATCTAATACTTTCGCAAATTGTTTTGAATCAAGATTGTCTTTGGCTTCGTAGGGAGTTTTATTCCCTCCACCACCACCTTTACCACCACCACCAGAACCGATAATTTTTGTCATGCTTCCACCTGTACTGTGTCAATACCAGCGGAAATAACCACTGAGCCAGTTAAGACTTGTCCATATATTACGGGTACTGCAACTCCTGCTCTAGATGTATTTTGAATACCACTGAAACTAAATGAACGCCTTGGGTCTTGCCCTACTTCCTCTACATCCTGAACAGGCGTTAATGCATTTGCTATCCCAGTTAAAACCATATAAATACCAATATTTCCTGCCATTGCGAGTGCTGATGCTCCCATTGTTACTGCTGCACCACCTGCTCCTGCCCCAAAACCTAAAGCACCGCCTGCTCCAAAAGCGACACCAGCAGCTCCACCTGTGACGACTACTGCACCAATTATTGCTATCCCTAAGATAATTCTTCCTGTATTTCCTCCTGCTCCACCAATGACAGGAATAATCTTAATATCACTGCTCCCAATCGGATGATTTAATTCTGTCTCATCCAATTCCCATTCATCAACAGTAATCTTATAAGAACGATCAGCTATATGTTTCTGTAATTCAGGCCAATTTGAAATTAAAAAACTTGCAGTTTGAGCAGCAGAACGTACATCTGCATAAAGAACTCTTTCCCCTACAACTTTTGCAAGTTCTCCGTATAATCTGATCTTACGTAACATAACGAATCCTCCTACCAATACATTTTAATAGCCACTCGTCTAATAAGTCACGACTGCTCAATCTTTTCTCAAGGTGATGAAGCAAAACATTCTCTCCAAGGAAAACACCAATATGATTTAAACCAATACTATGAATACTCATTAATAATAAATCACCTTTCTTTAATTCTTCTTCTGGCTCTAATTCTCTGAATCCTGTTGCTTCAAAACATGCATTAAATGTAGGATTTTTTATAAATTCATCTGGATCGTTTGGTCTATCCCAATCGATCAATTCAATTCCTAATTCCTGTTGATAATAATCTCGACAAAGTGACCAGCAATCTTGAACGCCCCATACCCATTGCCTTCCTATAAGAGGGGCTTTATATCCACATGGTTCAAAATCAAACCATACTTCTAAATTAGGTTGAACGATATACCATTTCAAACCTGTTTTCTCACAGGCGACCTTATCTGCTTCTGAAGGTTCTGGACTTGTTACTGGATGACTATGGATAATCGCAATCACTTCTCCTGTATCTTCTGCTTCTGCATAATCTAAAGGATCTAGAATAAATTGATCTTCTGGTTTTACAGCTAAATTTTTACAAGGCCAATATTTTTCTTTCCCTTTTACAATCACTAATAAACCACAAGCTTCCTTGGGATCAGCTTCTTTTGCGTGCTTTAAAGCTTCGTTTTTCCAGGTCATGAATAGAACGATCCAACACCAGGGAAATCAGCAGGTAATACCTGCCTTTTGGGAACTTTAACCCCTTGAAGATCAAAACTTGCTACCAATTCAAAAATAACATTTTCTCTATTCTCTGTTTTCTTTCTATCAATAAAAAATATCTCTAAAGGGAATTTTTGAGAACTATCTGGTGTGCCATGTGGATTTGGTTTCTCTTCCTGATAAATATAAGAATCATCTTCTGTAAGAATATATGCATCTGTTGTACTAACTTCTGTAGTAATAAAATCAGGGCCAAAGTTATCATTATCAATATATCTTTCAAGTGTCCTGATACGTGTGACTTTTGCTCCTTCTAATCCTTGAGGGAGTGTTAGTAAAAGAGTCGTAATCGTACCCATTATATTTGAAATAGCTAATGTCGGTCTTGGTAATTGCTTCCCGTCATAAGAAAATCCTTCGCATTGAATAGGCATCCTTGTATATTCATTTCCGCCAAAAACTAACGTTTGATTATTAAATTCATTAACCCCATCATGCCAACGATAAACAGTCGTCGCTCCATGCTGCACTGTATTCAGCTCAAGCTCAAACAACTCAATAATGTTGCTCGGATTTGCCTTCTGTAGCTCAGATATAGGAACTGGCATTTATGGCTCAAATACTTGTTGGAAACTTGCAGAAATTGTTGCTCTATTTACATAAGGAATTGTCTTATTCCATGATAAACAAATCCATTTGTAAGCAGTTGATGTATCAGGTGGAGTCCAATCAAAAGACGCTCCATCATCAGCCCTAGCTTCAAGAAAAGTCTCTATCGTATCTGCATCTGTTTCTGAAATATTATTCCATCTTAAACTCCATGATTTTGGGTCGGTATTCTGTCCAAACTTGATCCTTTGTTGATAGCCATCATTAAACGCTGCGACACGAATCTTTGGTGCGCTTGTTTTTGTTGCTTGATAGCCGTGAGTAACACTTGGGAAAGTAGCCATTAGCGAGAAAGGATTCCTCCAGGTCTTTGTTGCTTAAGTAGCTCTGCTTGTATTGCAGCTCCTAACATTCTGCCTAATTCCCTGCCTTTATCAGCATCACCTTCAGCAGATGAACCATTTGCATCAACACTAACATTAATAACACTTCCACCTAGACCATCATTAGCTGTTATATGACCACTGGATTTTGGTGTAAATAATTCTGGTCCTTTCTCTCCTACAAGATAAGAAGTACCTCCTGTGACTGGACCACCTTTTGCTCTCTGTCCACCAAATAGTGAACCCAACCAATTACCTTGATTCTTATTACCTAAAGTATTAAAGAAACTATTAACTCCACTGGTCAATATTTGTTTTGCTATTTGCTTAAGAACTTGAGATGCAACTTCACCTAATGTCTTCGTTCCTTCTACCGCAGATTCAATTGCATCAACTATGCCATCTTTAATTGTCTGCCCTATTTCTCTATATTTATCATTAATCTTATTTAAATTCAACATATTTTGGTACTCAGCTTCATTCAAATTTCTTTGTGCTATTAATCTTTTAATCTTCAATTCTAAATTTTCTACTTCTGTATAATTTCCAGTCTCTTTAGCTAAATTTGCTGCTATAATCAACTCTTTTGACTGCCACTCAATTTCAAGCTGCTGTCTTGCAATGTCTATTTCTTTCGATTCAAGCTCAAATTGACCTTCTTTCAAAGTTAATTTCTCCTTCTCTAGTTTCGTCTTTTTCTCTAGAATTTCAATATCTATATTTTGCATTGCAGCTATTCTCGCATCAATTGCTTTATTTGCTGCACCAGGATCTTTATTCAGATTTTCTCTTACTGAGTTTCTCCATTCCTGAGTACCCTCTTCCCCACTAAACATTGGAGTCCCCATTCCTCCTGTCATAACATTGCCAAGAAAGCTTCTCCATTTAGGAATATTATTCTCTTTATTAAATTGATTAGTTGCATCCTTCATCGCAGCTTTAGCTCTATTCCCCTGCTCGATAAATTGAAGCACATCAACTAAAAATGCCAAAGGTCCAGAAACAAACCCCATAAGCCTTGTCGTTGCTATCGAAATTAGATTAGAAAACTCTTCCCATTCTCTACTAAATTTCTGTAAATTTTGGAAACCCTGTTCCCCAAGAATTATCTTCAACCTATCTGTAACCAGAGCAGCCGCACTAGCCTTTCTTCCTAGTTTTTCTAATTTCTGAACTTGTTTACCTAATGCCGTACCTACTAAACCAGAAGCTTGTACTAAAGCAGAAATATTCTCCGTAGGGTTTCGTAACGCCTTCCCTAATTCATTTACCTTGGCTACAAAAGCATCTAATTGTTGACCTACAGCACTAAGTAAGATTTGCGCTCCAAACCCTTTTCCTGCCCCCATTCTACTCTGAAGCATCGCTCCCGCAGTACCACCAGCTACAGAGCCGAGGCCACCACCAAACAACATTGGGAAACCAGCTCCTAACATTAAATTTTCTCTAAACCTACTTTGTGCCATCGCATTTTCGTCTGCCGCTCTTTGCAGACGCATTGCACGACTATTCTTCATTCTTTGATATCTATTCCATACATCTCTATTTACAAAATCACCTCTTTCACCTGTGACAGGATCTCTTCTACCTCTACCAGGCACAAAAGCCGCTTCACGTTTCCGTTGTTGCCCTAACCTCATCGATGCATCTAATTGCTTCTCTATCTCTAAAGTCTCTGCCTTTTGAGCAGCTAGGGCTGCACGTGCTGCGATCTGTTCCTTCCTACTTACTTGTCCTACTAATAAGCCAGAAATCTCAAGTTGCTTTGCCTTCTCCTGCGTAATTTTAGCTTCCCAACCTAGAATTTCTCTTTTCAAAGACGCAAATCTAGCGTCTTCAGGATCTAATCCAGCAAGCCTCCTTGACTTTTTCTGTACTACTGCCTCCATTCTCTGCATACGGCTTGGTCTTCTCTGACCTAACCTGTCTCCAGCAACATTATCTATAACCCTATCTATCTCCATCCCACTAGGACGCATGGCATCCCAAGCAAGTCCAGGGCCACCGAAAATCTGTGGCATCGCATACGCAGCAGCAGCAGCAATTTCAGGTAATTCTCTTACTAACCGTCCAATAGAAGTAAACGCTGATTGATAATTTCTCTCAATACTCCAAATAACATTAGCAGCAGCATTTTCAAACTGAACAAAACCTTTAACTGCCCCAACTACCCAATCAGCACCACCTAAAACTGCATTTAATCCAATTGCACCTATTCTTAACGCAGTAAATCCTTCTACTCCTCGTTGAACGAATTCCGCAATAGCTTTAGTATTTCTACCCCAACCAGTTTGGAGTAAATTCATTCTCTTAATTACACGTTGAATCCCATCTGCTAAACCAATGATATGAGCCGATTGATTAAACCAACTTCCTGCTGCTTTGCCACTGAAAACATTAAGATTAAGTTTACCAATACCTAGTAAAGTTTGGATGTCTCCCCTCATCCTTTTCCCTATATTTGCTGTCTGATCGAAAATACTTTTTTGATTTCTTAATCTATTCCTTTCTGTCTTTTCTGTTTTTTCTGTTGTATTTAACTCTTCTTTCTTAAGTTGATTAGTTGCATTTAAACGTTCATTTATTCGTCCTATGACGATATCTATCTGCTTATATTCCTCCCCATTAAGATCTACAAGACTTAACGCCTTTTGTAATTCTGATCTATAAAGAGATAGAGATGCAATATTATTAGCGATCTTACCTTCCATCCCCAATAATTGCTGATTTCCCTTAAACCCTTTTGGTGTGTCAAATCCACCTGTTGCATATAACTTGCTTTGAGCTGATATTCTTTGTAATTGAGCAAGACGCAAAGCCTGTTCTGCTTTAGTTTGCGCCTGAACTGAACTTACATATAACGCCCCACCAATTGATGCATTATTAGCAGCAGTTGCTAATGCAGAAATTTGTCGTTTTAATATTGCCTCATTACTAGCAAGTGCCTTATTAGTTTCAGCTATCTTTTTTATAAAATTACCAAGATCTCTCGCAGCAGCATTAAACGAGCCAAATTTACGCTTATCTTGATCAAGAAGACTTGAAGTATTTGCTAAATCCTTAAGCAGAATCTTAATTTTTCTAAGCCCTATAGCACTCCGATTTAACGCTTTAGGATCTAACGAACTTTTGGAAGTTGCGGAAGTTCTAGCTAATTCTTTTGCAGACTTAGATATCTGCTTAAATTCAGTACTTACTCCCTTTAAAGACTTAGAAAGATTACCAAACTGCTTATTGATTGCTACTACAGACTTATCAATACTTCCTAAAGACTTCCCAAGCTTATTGACAGCCTGTTTTAAAGCCTGATCTTTAACTTTAAATTCAATTGTCCTTAAATATGCGCTAGCCACTCACAAAAAGGAAAAGATTACATATAGCTTACCTTGTTTGTGTTCGCCTAGCAGCTCCTTGTTGTGCTGATTGACGATCTCTTTCCATCTCCTCACTCTGAAGAGCAAAAAAAGCAGCCCAATATATCATTTCTTCCTTTGTCAAAGTCTGTGTTAACTCTGCAACTGTTTTACCTAATTCCTTAGCTAAAGAATAAACAAAACGTACTTCGCCTTTAGCTTTTCATATCTGCTTTCGCTGTTTCCACCTCCTTGTCTGTACCTGATTCCAACATCGCTAATTGAATTTCCTGCAAAACAGCAGCTTCAACTTCTCTCCTTAAAGCAGCTTTGTCTCCATCCTGAAAAAGCCTTGCACCAGCAGAATCCAATGCTTTTTCAATCATTAAGGCTAATGCAAAGTTATTTGCATCATCAGAATTACCACTCTTTTTATTGATGGATTCTCTTTCTGCAATAGTTAAAGGATGCCAATAAACAGTTAAAACTGATTGACCATTCTTAACTACTTCATGTTGATAAAGCTGATCAACCCCGAAATTATTGCGAAGCAGCTCAATAGCTTTAGACATAAGTAAAAATCGTTTCTATAATAATAGTATACTAAGCGATTGCTGAAAACTGACAAGTGATAACACCTAGGTAATGAGCTTCATCTTCATCCTCAATAACTCCAGGCCCAACAACTTCTCCTGCTCTTGGTTTACAATTAAACGTATCTGTATAATTGGAAGCGTTTACAGAAGTTAAACCATCAATAACTGATTCTCCTATAGCTGACAAGACTGAGGTTCCTTTGTTTTTTGGAACATAAATACTACATTGAATAAAACCTGAATAATAATCATTTGATGCACCTTGATTTTGCATTGTTGATTGTCCAAAATTCATTGATATAACTACATATTTTTTAGTTTTACCAGGTTTTATATAAGCAACATTGTCATAAACTACATTTACAGTTGCATCCGCAGCAACTACTGCATCCGTTACAGCTTTTTCAAAGGCAGCTCTAGTGTTTACTAATGTCATAGGTCTTGATATTGAGTTTGTACATCTAAACGATTCTCCCCAATAGTATCTCCTCCAACACTAATATTAGGTCGTTCGTCTCTAAAAAATCTATCAATTTTTTGTGATAAACCTTCTTTAAATGCACCTGCGCCACCTGCTAAATAAGGAAAAACCTTCGACTTTGGAGAGAATAAAGCTTGAGGAGTATATTTAGCAGTATTTCCTATAAAGACACTACTATTTAATTTAAAAGTTTTAGGAACAGGATGACGTTGTTTAATATAAGCTTTTTGACCAGGAGCTAATCTATTCCCATTGACTTTCAGAGCAGACCAAGGAGAATACCCCGCACGATTATCTTCTTCAATAGGCATAACAGAACTTGCCTTCCAACTAGAAGCAAAGAAACCAGTTAATACAGGACTAACTTTCCTTGAGGTCAAGTCACTAACAACAGCAGCAACAAAACCATTTAATTGCGCTTCTACTTCATCCTCAAAATCATCAAGAATCTGTTTCGCAAAAATCTCTGCCTTTACATTTGTTGGTAGCCGTCTTCTCCTAGCAGATCTTTCAGCCATTAGAACCTCACTAATAAAGTATGTAAATAAACTTGACCACCCCTTCTAGTATCAATATCAACTATTTGAGCTGTATGAGTCCCTCCTGCATAACTTAAAATAACCTCATCATCAAAAGTAGGTTGATTACCACCTATTAAATCTGGTGTTATATATATCTTTGCTTGTCTTAATTCTCTACCAGTATCTTCTTCTGATTTAATAAATTCAATTGGAACTTTAATACTCGCATAACTTGTATCAGTTGAAGTTACAACGCCTGTACTTGTGTTGTAACTGGGAGAAGCTCTCCTTGTATAAGTAATAGTTGTATCTAAATCTGTACCCAGACTAGAAACAACTTGCTTTGCAATGCTTTTTAAAGCTGTGTCAAGTGAACCAGCCATTTAACCTCTCACTACTCTTACTTGATAGCTGCCTGAACCACCTAAGCAGTAAGCACCTACATAAGATTGTAACCAAGGGTAAACATCAAAAACATTATTTACTGCACCCATACCCTGACTATCTGATGAATATTTAACCTCAATTTCACCTAATTTAACTTGTTCAATATTTCCATCAGTTCCTTTATTTCCTGTGATAGCGTCAGTTTCATTCGCCAATGCTCTAGCCAATTCATACTGTGCATATTTGATGTTTTTAGGTATGGTTGTGCATACCAATTCAACATCATCGACCTCGTAATTGTTTCGGGGCCATTTGAGAGCTTGTCCTTCGTCACACCTGTCACCGTAATAATTGAGACTATCTATCCATCGACAAGCGGAAATCAAAGCTCTGTTTTTAGCATCGTCACTTTTATCTGTCCATGTTGAAGAGTTTGGAACAGTTTCAAAATAACTATTAGCTTCTGCCAAAGTTACATAGCTATTGGAATTTTCCCCTTTTAAGGTGGCACTAATTGTTGCAGCCACAGTTCAATAAATAGATATCTCTCTCATCATAGCGTCATAAAAAAGCCCCACCCGAAAGTGGAGCCTTTTTACATATCAGAGATGCCTTTACTTTAGCTTATAAAGTAGAAGTATCAAGTGGTGTGTTAACTGTTAACTGAACTGCTGGAATTAGATCAATGTCATAAGTCGCTGTCCAGTTATCCTTGTTGCCAAGAACACTATTTGTTGGGTTATCAGCAGCATTACCCCACTTAGTACCCATAACATGATACGCAGTGTGATAGTCAACTGATAGAACATCCTGCTTAGACAAGATATTACGATCAGCTTCAATCCGTAGATCTTGCTGAACACCTTCAAGAATTGTTCCCTTCTTGAATAGGTAGCAGTAGTACTCTTTGATGTGACCAGAAGAACCAGGCTGAACTGCGTTCACCTGAGAATCCATGATTACATCTAGACCAGCAAACTGACCGATGGTCTTAGCACCAACGCCAGCTCCACCACCACCCCAGGTGACTGCGCCACCAGAAGTTAATGAAGAAGTAGAGAAGGTTAAAAGACCAACTTGATAAAGGTAGAAACCTACATTGGGGTGAACAATGATGGTGTCTAACTCATCGCCACGCTCTCCTAGAAGTGCGCGTGCTGTAGCTACGTTTGCACCAGTTAGATAGTTAGCTTCAGCAGCACCAGAAGCAGCAGCTTTTGCTAAATCAGAAGCATTGCCTGAAAGTGCAGTACCGAAAAGACCGTGTAACTGATAGAAAAGTCTTTGGCTGTTTAACTTGTTGATTGCATCTGCAAGCTGGTTGCGGATGTGAAGCATTGGATCTTCACCAGCAGCCAAAACTGCAACATCATCAACCGCATAAGCAAAGCCTCTGTGGCAGATAGATGCAATCTGGGTTCCTGTACCGATCTTCTGTGGTGTTAAATAACCAGCAGTAGATGTACCCCAGTTAGCAGCACCAGTCATTACCTCTTCGGTTGGTGCGACTGGATTGAACTCAGGAACTTGTATTCTTGTGCCGCCTTCTTTTGCATCTAAGAAAGAACTGCGTTGAACAGCTCCACTCTTAATGAAAAGACTGCGCTCTTTAATTGCCTCACTTACATAGCGAGACAGGTTATTTCTTTTTACGATGTCCGCAAGAAGGACACCGCCAGAATAATTCTGAAACGGGGCTGCCATTTCAATTAAGGGGCATTATTTAACGAGGTCCATTCTTC